GGAGGAATGAGCGTTCGACTTGGATTCTTCTGCGATCACTTGTTCACCCCGACTCAAAGTGGAACACCAAAATCGGCTGTAGTATTCAGGTTTCTTCCGGGAGGCTCGGTAAACATTGATGCTTCAAATGAGTTTGATGTTTCTACCTCAGCTGGATATAGCGTAAGTCAAGCGGTGGCATCGGTTGACTATTCTCTCTGGCATACATACGGAATCTACATCCCGAAGAATGGAAGTTTTGCCCGCTACACCATTGATGGTGTGGTTGTGGGAACAATCTTTCCAACCACCACAGGAGGAACTGGAAGTGGCACATCTGGCCCACTTCCAAATACATCGGCAACGGTGGGATTGAATGTTGGAGTCGAGGCGTACACTCTTGGAACAGCCACAACTTCTGTTAAGACATTGAGCGTTGACTTCATGCGCTACCGATACCTGCATGAAAGGATCGCGTGATTATGGATAATCCCGACATCTCCCTGAGATCTGTCTTCTACCCCCTTGATGTGAGGGAAGACGATCCAACTCAGTGCGTGAAGTACTGGAGCAACGGATATATCAAACCACAGACGCAGTCGGTCGTTGGAAGACCTTTAGATTTGGCCAACGGACTTACAGCAACGCCTACAGGAAATAGCCTTGTAATTCAACCGGGAAACGGGGCAGCCAATATCGCTGCCAAATCACCAACAGTTAGCCGGATAAACTCAACCGACTCGTTGAGCGATGGGTTCATGCGTTGGACCATGATTAACTTTTGGTCGAATGCTGCTCCAGCCGATGGTCTTGTCCGATGCTGGCTCACCGATCTAGTTACTAGTGAGAATCCGTTTTACAACATCGGTGATTGCGAAGTGGATGTGACTGCTCGGGTTCGTGTTAACTTCAACGGAGACACAAATACCAACGCCACCCTCCGTGTTGGAATTATGCCAAGACATAGTCCATTTAATACCTCAACCGGAAAACTTGAACTAGGCGGTGGAGCTTTATTTCTGGCTTCAAGGCTAAATCCTAATTGGCAAATTCACAACATAAGAAGCACTCATAACTATGCTGCTGCGGGTTTCGGTGGAATAGTGTCTACCAAGGTAACCAACACAAGTGCTCCATGGGATCAATGGGCGACACTCAGAGTATGGGCGAGCAAGTATGGGAATTGGATCAGGTATTACATCAACGGAGAGTTGGTGACAACCATCACCGATTTTGGTGATGGAAGATACATGCATGGGCTTGGAGCTGATCGCTTGAGTTCTGCGATGATGTGCGGTGTGTTCTTCCGAAAGGATGATCTCTACACGACCACCAATCATCCCCATGCAGATATTGACTTTGTGTCTATCAAGATGTTCCCAAATCGAACAGGAGTGGCTGCAACCGAAGATGTCATTCCAGACACCATTTCATACACGCCGATTGGATACGACACGGTAGACCTGCTGTACACCTACGCCCAGCACCAGATCACGGGAATCGACAGGCCAATCAGAGTTAAAGTGGAATATATGTTCGGTGTATCTGTTGGAGTTGGTTTGTACGCTGATCAGCAGCTGGTTCCATTTCAAGATGGAGAACCCGCATGGAATTCTTCTTCTTCTCCACTTGATGAAGGATTCATGGATGTTCCACACGGAACGGCATTTGTTGTTTCCCCAAATCAATACCTAGCATTTGGATACGATGGGGTAGTTGGTGGTGCAAATGCAGCTCCTTCAACCTTCACCGTCACCTTGAAGGAATACGACACTGGAACCATCATCGCTCAGTTTGATTGCATTACTTCAGCAGGAATGACGGGTGGTGGGCCGGGTCCTCTGTGATTCCGAAAGAATGAACCATGGAAGAACTACTAAAGAAGCTTCATGAAGGTGTCGGACTCGCCCTTCTGGAACGAATCCAGTCCGGAGAGGCCAACGCCGCAGACCTGAATGTCGCCCGTCAGTTCCTGAAGGACAACGGGATCGACGGATCGATCAGGAACAGCGAACCGCTGCTGAACCTAGCCAAGGTCATGCCGTTCGATCCCGATGAGGAGGAGGCCGCATGAGCGAGGCTCAGGACAAGCTCAAGGATTTCCGCAACTTCGTCTGTCTTGCGTGGGATCATCTTGGGCTTCCTGAGCCAACGCCCGTGCAGCTGGACATCGCCAGATATCTGCAAAAGGGACCCCGCAGACGGGTCATTCAGGCATTCCGTGGGGTCGGGAAGAGCTGGCTGACAAGCGCATATGTCGTTTGGAGGCTCCTTCACGACCCCACGCTGAATGTCCTAGTGGTATCCGCATCCAAGCAGAGGGCGGATGACTTCAGTACCTTCACCCTGAGACTGATTCAGGAGATACCGTTTTGCCAGCACCTGAAGCCGAAGGACAACCAGAGAAACAGCAAGATCGCGTTCGATGTAGGTCCTGCCCCTCCGAGTCAAGCCCCCAGTGTTGTCTCCAAAGGAATAACAAGCCAGATAACCGGGTCAAGAGGAGACCTGATCATCGCGGACGATGTGGAGTCCCTGAACAACTCGGCAACTGCCGTGATGAGGGACAAGCTGCTGACCAGCACAGCTGAGTTCGAGGCAGTGCTGAAGCCGGGTGGGGAGATCATCTACTTGGGTACTCCCCAGACGGAGCAGAGCATCTACCACGGCCTAGCCACCAAGGGATACGAGACCAGAGTGTGGCCAGCCAAGTTCCCCGAGGACAGGCTGAGGGTGGCCTTCGGGGACAAGCTGGCTCCGATGCTGAGGAACGGCAAGACAGGAGATCCGACCGATCCCATGAGGTTCGACGCCATGGACCTGATGGAACGGGAGGCTTCATATGGAAGGACGGGATTTGCCCTCCAGTTCATGCTGGATTCCACCCTGAGCGATGCGGACAGGTATCCGTTGAAGATCAACGACCTGATCGTGTTCGGTCTCAATCAGGAGAATGCACCGGAGAAGCCGATCTGGGCGATGAACACGACGAACATCGTCAAGGACATCCCATGCGTTGGTTTCAACGGAGACCGCTTCTACGCCCCCATGGAGATTCAAGGCAAGTGGATTCCCTACGAGGGTGGGATCATGGCAATCGATCCTGCGGGCCGTGGTGGCGACGAGACGGCCTTCTGCGTGGTGAAGATGCTGAATGGCTTCCTGTATGTGACGGCCTGTGGAGGCATTGCTGGTGGCTACGGAGAGGAGGTAATGAAGAAATTGACATCCGTGGCCAAGGACAGCAAGGTCAACCTGATCCTAGTGGAGTCGAACTTCGGTGACGGCATGTTCACTGAGCTCCTGAAGCCGTACCTGATGCGGGAGTATCCCTGCACAACCGAGGAGATCCGCAGCAACATCCAGAAGGAACGCAGGATCATCGACACACTGGAACCAGTGTTGTGCCAGCACAGGCTGGTCGTTGATGTCGGTGTCATCAGGAACGACTACGAATCGACCAAGGCATACGCCAGCGAGAAGGCTCTCCAGTTTTCCCTCATCTGGCAGCTCAGTCGAATCAGCAGGAACAAGGGTTCACTTGCCCACGATGACCGCCTCGACTGCCTCAGCATGGCCGTTGGATTCTGGGTGGACAGGATGGCTCAGGATGCAGACCGGAAGATGTCGGATCACAGGGAAAGGATGCTGGACATCGAGCTGGAGCGGTTTATGGAACACGCCATCGGATACAAACCCAAGGGGGATACATGGATGTAGATGAAATGCACATACTTGCTGCATCCGTGATCCTGCTGTACGAGGACCACCTGAAGTCCAACGGCGGAATCAAGACAGCAACGGATCTGGCCCGTGGGATGCGTCTTCTCCGGGAAACAATCGACCCCGAGGTTCTTGAGATGTGCAAGGAGTTCAAATGCCAAGCCCATGCGAAGGCAAGAAACTGAATGTCCCGTGGAAGACTCCCGGTGGACCCAAGAAGTCAGCCGTGTGCGTCAAGGATGGAGACAAGACCAAGATCGTCCGCTTCGGGGATCCCAACATGACGATCAAGAAGAACATCCCCGCCCGTCGAAAGAGCTTCAGGGCTCGCCACAACTGTGACAATCCCGGTCCTAAGACCAAGGCCCGCTACTGGTCCTGCAAGGCTTGGTGAACTATGCCCCGCAAAGAACCCCGAGACTACAAGAAGGAATACCGTGAATACCATGGCCGTCCCGAGCAGATCAGGAACAGGGTAAACAGGGACAAGGCTAGAAGGCTGATGATCCGTCAGGGAAGGGTGCGCAAGGGGGACGGAATGGAGGTTGATCACAAGGATGGCAACCCCATGAACAACAACCCCAACAACCTCCAGATCATGTCTAGGACTGCCAATCGAAAGAAAGGCAGCCGCTGATGCAGCTCCTGTTCAACACCTACAAGATCCCTGTGGTTGTCACAGAGATGCCTGAAGGTGACTTTGGTCAGTTCTTCTTCTACCCTTATCCAGAGATACAGGTCAGTAAGAAACTGAACCAAGAAGTTCTTACCAGTACAATCCTCCATGAGACCATCGAGATGATCTCGGACATCTATGGACTCAACCTTGAGGAGTCTCAGGTCAGGACTCTGGAGGTCTCCCTGATGGCTGTCTTCTTCCAGAATCCGTGGTTTGTTGATCGTCTCCGTCAAGGGTGGGAAAACCGCATTACAGACCCTCAGGACTGGCCCCCTAGTCAGACCCTGCCAGATGCTCCGGAAGCCTTGTAGGCCATCCTAGAGCCATTATAAAGGAAGCCATGAAGAAGAAGACCAACGGTATGCGTTTTGAACTCAAGATCCATGGGAAGAAGCACGAGAAGAAGGAAGGATCTAAATCAGAGAAGAAAGAGAAGAAAATGAAGAGCTACAAGGAGAAGTACTGATGCCTTTCAAGAGCAAGGCACAGCAGAGGTTCATGTTTGCCAAGGATCCTGAAATGGCAAAGAGGTGGGCCAAGGAGACTCCAAACATGAAGAAACTTCCTGAGAGACTGAAGATCAAGAAGAAGAAGTAGAACAGAGACATCCATAAGGACATCCATAACCACCCATTAGGTGGAATGTTCTATGGAAAAATATGAGAGGGTTTAACGGTTCGATAGTCGCGCGGGGCCCCCCGCAGGGGGGTGCGCGTTTCGGAAATTCGGATATTTTTATCCGTGATTCCGCGTTTGGCAATCTCGGATACCCGTATCTGGATTTCAGGATTGTGCAATCTCGGATACCCGTATCTGGATTTCCGCGTATGCAATTGCGGATACTTTGGTATGGGATTCGGTGTCTTTGTGGAGACGCGGATACTTTGGTGGGGGATTCGGTGTCTTTGTGGAGACGATTGCGAGTGGCTTTGACTCTCAGTACCCGTTTGTTATCGACCATTGCCCATAGACCGCCTAGAATCGCTCCAGAGGCTTTCGGATTGCGACCGTGCTACTACCCTTGCGAGCCGACAGAATGCCGCAGACGGGAAATCGGGAAATCTTGCAAGATTTGTTTGCATTCTCAGAAATCTAGAATCTGCGGAACGAATCCCAAATTTGGGATTCGGGAGCACCGATATAGGTGCGAAACAATTTGGAAGAAATTTCGAGTCGATTACTTGCCCGTGCCGAAATCCGCTGTACCTTGGTTGTGTCGAACGAAGGGCACCGTGCCTCGAAACGACATAGAGAAACCGAATCCCAAATTTGGGATTCAAGAAAGAGGATACAGACATGGCAACCGCAACCCGCAAGACCGCAACCGCAACCGCAACCGCAGCAGCGGCAACTCCGACGAAGGCCGACGATAAGATGGCCATTCTCGCAGGTCTCGACAAGGCCGAATTGACGGCCATCATCGATACCGCAGAAACCTTCGGAGGAATCGCCAAGGCCGAATGGGCTGTTGCTCTGGCCGTCCGAAACCTGAAGAGCATGGGCTTGCACACTCGCGCCAAGGTTGCCGATTTCTGCACTTGGTTCGAATCGGCCACCGATGCGCTTGGGTGCAAGATTTCGCGGTCCCGCGTTGATCGCTACAACCAAGCCGCTGCGGCACTCGACCATTGCGAGTGCAATTCGGACCGCATGGCCGAAGCGAAGGCACTTAGCATCGATACGCTTGGAAAGATTGCCCGTGCCGTCAAGACTGAGAAGAATCCCGAAGCACGGGCAAGCGCGGCGCGATCCAAGGTAGCGAACTACACTAAGGCACGCGCTGAGGGCAAATCTGCGACCGATGCCGAAATCGCTGTCGGAATCGCCAAGCCGAAGGGAGCGACCGAAACGGGGCTTGACTACGATGGCAAGGTGAATACGCTCGCAGACAAGGCACTTGCCTACGGTGAGGGATCTTATGCGGAAGCCCTCCGCATCCTGCGCAGCGCGGTTTCTGCCCTTGAAACCAAGCAGAAGACAGCGGCCAAGGTTG